CTGGTGAATAATAATCACCTGCTGTTAGTCCTAGGTCTGCAAGTAATGTACCTGATCCACCTGCCGCTAATCTAATTGCACCGTCATCATCTGTAGTTCCGTCAACTGTGTTTGTACCGTCACCAAGTAAATTTAGTTTACCATCAACTACACTTGCACTTACACCTGTTATACCTGCACCATTAATTACTGCCGCAAAAGCTGAAATTGTTGTGTTGTTTGATGTTACAGTTGTGCCGTTAATAGAAATAGTTTGACCTGATGTATGAGCAGTAGTTTTAGTACCTGTTACAGTTGGCCAACTTGATACCCAATCAGCTGATCCTACTTTAACCCATGCACCTGTAGAGTTTTTGTAGTACAACTTGTTAAGAGTAGTTGTTGTTACTACAGCATAGTCACCTACTTGTCCAACTGAACCTTTAGGAATGCCTGTTGCTGATTCACCAACTAATTGTGTTTTAGATGTAATAGTAAGAGGAACTTTATTAGTAAATGACTGTCCACCAGTAACAGTAACCGCGTTTCCGTTCCACTCAAATATTCCAAATTTTGTTAATGCTGTATCAAACCAGTACGTTCCATTTGCTGGATTTGCCGCTGGTGCGTTTGCACTTGGACTTAGTTCGTTTAGATCAACATCTGCTCTTACTACAAATGCTCTATTGCTAACACCCAAATAGGAGTAAGCCGCTTGCAATCCGTATTCATTAAGCTCTCCGCCGTTTACTGGATTATTGCTTGCATCTGTTTGGAAGTGTGGATCGCCGAACGTGTCTGCTAAATCTCTTTGTGATGTAATTAAAAATGGTACTCCGGCATTTGCCTTTGTAGTACCTCTTGCTGTACCTGTTCCTGAAGCATTTGCTTTGTCTTGTTTAGACGCAACAAATAACATTGGAGTAGTACCTGGTTCTGCTGGTGTGTAAAAACTCTCGTCAATTACGCTAACTTGTACACCTGGTGATATTAAAGCCATTTAAGTTCTCCTGTTATAACAACTGTTAAAAGTATTTATATGATTTCTTCAAAAACATCTTACAAAAGCCCAATAAAAAGGGGCCACAAAGGGTAGCTAAATACAGTATGAGACCACTATGCGAATATTGCAAGCAAAGACCGGCCGCTGTAAATTATAAAAAAGCAAATAAAACATACTACCGCAAACAATGTGAAACTTGCTTACATAACGGTAAAGGACATGGCATACCTAAGTGGTATCGTGCAGGTTATAGACAGCTAGAAATTTGTGAAAAATGTAATTACAAAAGTAATCATAAAGAACAGTTTAATGTGTACCATGTAGATGGTGATTTAAATAATACCTTACGTAGTAACCTAAAAACTATATGTGCAAACTGCCAACGTATTATGCAGAAGCAAGGCGTAAAGTGGAAGCAAGGCGACCTTTTACCTGACTTTTAAGATCGTCAATTGTACCTTCATTATAGATATTAAAATCGAATTGTGCATTAGCCCAGCGCCATTCACTTGGATGTACATCAGTAGGTTCTAATCCTAAGTCTTGATATTGTCTAAACCATAAAGGATCTGGACCACGCTTTACACACCATACTTTTCCTCCCATACCTTTGATTACTTCTACTTCATTCTCAAAACGTACATCAGGAATAACAAAGTTTTGATCCGGATTGTCTATAATTTTCTTCTTTACAAAGCTAACCCATACACCATCATAGAATCCATTACGCATACAATCTGTGCCAAACTCTTGGAGTACTAATCTTGGGGTTACAGAACGACCAGTTTCTTCTGTCCAAAACTTATCTTCTTGTTCTCTCCAAAAACGACTATCGGGTGTTTCGCCTTCAAGCATATCTCGAGGCCAATCAAACAGTATACTTACTGCATCTTTAAGTTTATCTGCAAATGATATTTTTTCAAACTTATGTTCTTCTACTAGAACGTCTGCTACTGTGCCTTTACCAGAACCAATTAAGCCACAAATTCCAATTATCAAGTTGATCTCCTAAGTTATAATGTATAGTATACTTTATAATTTAGTAGAAGTCAAGTGTTTTTTAACCAATTGTGAAGCCGTATCCTACGCCGCCTGCTACTGCAAGTGCTACATCAGCTTCTAACTTTTCCATTTCAGCTTGTGCTTCAGTTTTTAGGGCATCTCCGTTAAGAGTTGAACCACCTTGTGGACCAGCAATAGTTGCAAACTTACTACGTGCTTCACCTAGTATATATTTGCACTTTGCAAGTGTATAATCTTTTATCCATTGCACAGCCATATAGTCATCTAATAGTTCAAAGTCTGGTCTATGATTGTAGCAATAGAGTAAAATTTCTTCTTCGGCTCTAGGACGCTGTAACATAGTTAATTTTTTTGTAGCTCTATTCCATTTAAATTCAATAAAACTACCAAACATTCTACCAACTAATTCTTGATAGCCTGCAAACGCATTATATGTTGCTAATCCGCCCATGTTGCTACTAGCTAATAAGTAGGTATTTGTATAGGCTAGGTTAAATGGCTCAAATAATGTTCCGCCATCTCCGCCGCCTGTACGCGATCCTATTGATCTACGGAAAATTTTGCGAACTTCCATTACTTCTGAAGGAAGTACATAATCGTTTTGATCAATTACTGTAGGTAAAAAGATGTATGATTCTTCAACACTATTTTCACTGCGTTGTCTAAATTTAGTTAATGCTGTATGTAGAGCACTTTCATAGTGTTCGGGATCAAGCTCAACGTCAACCATACCTCCACCAAGGCTTAATTCTACGTATTTGTAAACTTCTTGTTTTTTTGTATTAATATTTGTTGACATGTATCTTCTCCGTACAATGTATTTATGCGAACGATAAATACTATTACTATGCCGAGACTCAGTTTATACAAACCCGAAAGAGGGAAAGATTACACGTTTTTAGACAAACAGATCACCGAGATGTTTACAGTTGGTGGTACCGACGTCTTTGTACACAAGTACTTAGGCCCTAGAAATCCTAGCGAAGAAGAAGCTACTGCTGATCAGCCTGCTTATAATGCTGTTGCTGAAACAAACATACAAGACATGCTGTTTATGGAAAATAGAGATCGTAAGTATGATCCAGACATTTATACAATGCGTGGCATATACAATGTCTCAGATGTAGATTTCGATATGAGCCAATTTGGTTTATTTTTACAGAATGACATTATTTTTATGACGATACCTATAAATTATAGTGTCAAAACACTTGGACGTAAAATTATGTCTGGTGATGTAATAGAGCTTCCACACTTAAAAGATGAAAATGCACTGAATGATTTTAGTGTAGCATTAAAGCGTTTTTATGTAGTAGAAGATGTTAACAGAGCTAGTGAAGGATTTTCACAAACTTGGTATCCGCACTTATATAGAATAAAAATGAAGCAGATTGTAGACAGTCAAGAGTTTAAAGAAATTCTTGATTTACCTGCACAAGAAGGAAGTTCACAAACTTTACGTGATGTTCTAAGTACATACGAAGCAGAAATGCAAGTCAACAATGCTGTAATTGCTCAAGCTGAAGCAGATGCTCCTAAATCAGGATATGATACAAGTCACTTGTATACATTGCAAGTAGATGATAGAGGTGTGCCTGAACTTGTTACTACAGATAGTAGCGAACTTGATGCAAGCACACAAAATGAATTAGCAGATAGAGTAAATCAAACACCAGAACGTGAAGGTTATCAGGGCTATATTATTGGAGACGGACTAGCACCAAACGGTGAAGCATTTGGAAGTGGCATAGGTTTTCCAACTTCGCAAGTTGAAGGTGATTATTTTTTAAGAGTTGATATGTTTCCAAATAGATTATTTAGATATGATGGAAGAAGATGGGTTAAAATGGAAGATAATGTAAGAATGTCATTGTCAAATACAGACACTAAACAAACACAAAAAGGAACATTTGTAAATAACACAAATGAAGCTAAAATTGGAGGCGATACTGTGAAAGAAAGACAAGGATTAAGTCAAGCACTAAAAGCAAAGGCAGATAATACATGAGACATAAATTTGCAGGATTAATATTTTTAATTTTAGGAATTTATTTTTTCTTCCTAGATATGATGCCAATGTCAATGGGTGCTGGCGCGGCAATGGATCACACTATGCACTTTGCTCACAGTAATACACTACTTGGAATTGGCGAAATGACATGGATGTGGTTTACAATGGCTATTGTACATTTCTTTATTAGAGATTGTGGATGTAAAAAATAATGCAACATTTTTATGACGGACAAATAAGAAGATATATTACACAGTTAATAAGACTGTTTAGTAACTTTTCATACAAAGACGGTGACGGTAAAATCGTACAAGTTCCGGTGATGTACGGTGATATCACACGTCAAGTAGGTCATATTTTAAGAGATAATTCTGAAAACAAAATTCCAAGTGCTCCTCGTATGGCAGTTTATGTAACTGGACTAGAACAGGACAGAACACGTACTAGCGACAGTTCGTTTACAAGTAAAGTACATATTAGAGAACGTGCTTATGACTCTGAAAATAAAGAATATTTGAATACACAAGGTAAAAACTATACTGTAGAACGTATTATGCCTAGTCCTTATACACTTCAAGTCAATGTAGATATTTGGTCAACTAACACTGACCAAAAATTGCAAATAATGGAACAACTGTTAATGTTATTCAATCCTAGTTTAGAAATACAGACAACAGACAATTATGTTGATTGGAGTAGTTTAACTACAGTAGAATTGACTGCAATGAATTTTAGTTCTAGAGCTATTCCTATAGGAACTGAAAGTGAAATCGATGTAGCACAGTTAAGTTTTAGTACACCTATATACATAAATCTTCCAGCAAAAGTTAAAAAATTAGGAGTTATTACAAGTGTAGTAATGAGTATTTTTGATGAAAGTGCTGGAACAATTAATTTAGGAACAAGTATTCCTGAACTTAAAGCATTTAGTGATTCTCCGGAAGAACTACCATCTATGAATAAGCAGGAAGATAGAGTTCAACGTAATGGAGTTAATGTTGGTGTTTCTACATATAAAGATTATGATATAATTGTAATGAATAATATTGCACAAATAGTGGATAGAGGAATTGCTGGCGCAGTACGTTGGCCTACACTTATTGAAGCATTA